TTCCACAAGGGTGTAGAGTTTTCTTTTTGCGAGGAAGCTAATTATGCCCGGTGGAAGACCAAAATCTGATGAAAAAGAAAGATTTCTAGCAAAGGTCAAAGTGGTTGAATCGGGTTGTCACGAATGGCAATCAACAATGCACCGAGATGGGTATGGAAAATTCCAACTTGATGGAAAAACTGTACAGGCTCACCGTGTTGCTTATGGTTTTTTTGTAAACCCGATTCCGCAAAAGGCATGGATTTTGCACAAATGCGATAACCGCAAATGCGTCAATCCAAACCATTTGTTTATAGGAAATAGCGCGAAAAATGTTCGCGATATGGACGAAAAAAACAGACGCGGAACTAAAAGCCAATTGACCTACGCAGACGTTAATGAAATCAAACTTTTTTTAGAACAAGGTTGCACTCAACGAGAAATCGCTTTGCAATTTGGAGTTCATCAGACCGCAATTAGCCGCATCAAACTTGGAAAGACATCTTTGTTCAGAAAGGAACAATGACATGGCTTATACCTTCGACGAACCCAAAGTCGGGTTGCTCCAGATCGCTAATACCGACGCTGGCGTGACGATGGCTAACGGCAGTTCTGCCATTCCTACCCCGCCGACAATGCTGGGTATGGTCGCGCGCGCTTTCGATCCGACCTACGGCGAAGGGGAATTTATCCTCCTCCTCGGCGTGGCGTCGACGGTCGTTGGCTCGTGCGTCACTTACAGCCCGACCACGTACCAAACGACCCTTAGCCCGAACACGGCTAACCTGTCGCAGCCCCTGGCCGTTGCAATGTCCGCCAATGGCGCGGCATCGTTTGGCTGGTATCAGATCAGCGGCCTTGCCGTTGTGAAGAAAACCGCTGTTAAGGTGGACCCCGCCAGCACTCGGCGCATGTATCAATCGGCTACCGCTGGTCGCCTGATGCAAACGTCTGCCGCTGGCAAGAACATCCTCGGCATGGCCTCCGCGAACCTGACGACCGTGACTTCCACGACCTCTACCGTGGTTTGCTCCATGAATAGACCCCATTTCCAAGGCCCGATCACTTAGTAACTTGGCCTTGTAACTGTGGGCGATTGAAGATAGGGTGCCCTTGGAAACAGGGGCACCTTTTCAATGGAACATTTGCCAAAATATATCTTCCCTGCGGGAATGCGCTTTGGAAGCCTTCAGGTCATTGAAGACCGCCTCAATGGCATTGCTTTATGTTTATGCAATTGCGGAACCGTCCGAGAAATATCCAAGGCATTTCTTAAGCGGGGTCAATTTAAATCGTGCGGCCAATGCCAGCGCGGACATCCAAAACACGGGATGCACAAAACGCCTATATACAACGTTTGGGCCTCAATGCTTTCAAGATGCAGAAACCCAAAACACAAATGGTTTTATCGTTACGGCGGTCGCGGAATATCCGTATGTGAACGTTGGGCAGATTTTCAAAACTTTTTTGCCGATATGGGAGCAAAGCCTCCAGGGCTTTCGCTTGACCGCATAAACAATGATGGAAACTATGAACCTGAAAATTGCCAATGGGTGACGGCGCGTGAACAAATTCGCAATCGCAGCATTACTCGCATGATTGAATATAAAGGGCATATGACATCTATTGCGGAGCTTGCCGAACAAAACGGCATTTCCCATAAAAAAGTGTTTGACCGTTTAGAGCGCGGGTATTCTATTGAGGAATCACTCGCCAATGTTCGTTACAATCGGTGGAAATAATGCTCAACGTCGTTTGCATTAACGCCGCCAATTACCTTGGCCGGGGCGTGGAGTACGTCCGCGTTCTCAACGATATGGTCAGGCGCAATCTGCCTGACGGCTATCCCGGCAAGTTCATTGTCTTTACCGACACTCCTGGCGATTACGGCCCTGGCGTTGAGGTTCGCAGCCTCCCAGTTCCTTACCTAGACGGTTGGTGGAACAAACTCGCCATGTTCAAACCCGGCGTTTTCAAGCGTGACGAACGCGTCCTGTATATGGACCTCGATACGGTGATTACGGGGCGGCTGGACGCGGTTGCGGACTACGCCGGGGAGTTTGCCATCCTGCGTGACTTTTACCGCCCCACGGGGCTGCAATCGTCCGTTATGGCATGGCGCGTATCCGACACGACTGAGGCAATGTGGCTGGACTACGTAAAGGCGTCCATACCCAAGATGCCGGGTGGCGATCAAATCTGGATCGAAACCGCGTACACCGCAAAGGCGGACATTTGGCAGGACATTCTCCCCAATACCTTTGTCAGCTACAAAGTCTCAGGCGGCTACGCGCCCGACAAAGCTGCGGTTGTGGTATTCCATGGCAGACCCAGGCCGCACGAGGTGCTTGACGGCTGGGTTCCCGCAACGTGGAAAGAGGGCGGGCTAACCCGCGTGGAGCTAGACGCGGTGTGCAATACGTCCAAGGACATTGTTCATGGCAATATCAGATCAGCTTGCGAGCGTGATCTGAAATGGTTTGATTTTGATTGGAGCCAACACGACCGGCAAGTCTGCATTGTCGGCGGTGGGCCATCGCTAAAGGACCAACTAGGCACACTCAAGCGGCGGCAGGGCTTGGGCCAAGAAATATGGGCGCTTAATGGCGTGGCTAACTACCTTATCGACCAAGGCATCATTCCCGACGCTCAGGTGATCCTAGACGCCCGCGCTGAAAACGTGGCGTTCGTTTCTAACCCCCAACGCGGAACCCGCTATTACGTTGCATCGCAATGCGTACAGGAGATTTTTGACGCGCTGGACGGCTACGACGTAACGCTATTCCATTGCCAGTCCGAAGGCGTCCAAGACCTATTGACGGACGAAAAGGCCCGCCCCGTGCATCTGCTAGGCGCGGGGACCACCGTGGCGCTCAAGGCCATGATTATCGCGGAACTAAGCGGCGCTCGCACTTTTCACCTGATCGGTGTGGATAGCTGTTACGACGGCGATAGCCACCATGCTTACGAACAGGCATGGAATAATGGTGAAACGATAATCGAGCTGCTCTACGGCGCCCGCACATTCAAGTGCGCGCCTTGGATGGCCGGGCAGGCTCAAGACTTTATTGACTATGCCCAACGCTTCACCGGCATCATTACGGTGGCCGGTGATGGCTTGCTTGCCCATATTGCGCGGGATGGCATCCCTGAATCCGCCGTGGACACCAGGGCGCGCGAAATCCTGTCACGGCTTCCCCCAGGTTTTATTATGGGCGTTGAGGTTGGCGTATTTGCCGGGCAGCTATCAGAACGGCTTTTAGCCTCGCGGCCTGACCTGACGTTGCACATGGTGGATTCGTGGGGCGACTATGAGCCGAGCCTTGAAGCGTCGGGAGATTACCACGCCGAATTGAGCGAGGCGGCTCAAGAGGAATATTTTGCGATGACAAAGAGCGCGGTGTTATCGTTTGCTGACCGCGCCATTATCCACCGCAAGAAATCCGTAGATGCTGCGGAAGGCGTTGAAGATGGGCTGGACTTTGTTTTCATCGACGCAGATCATAGTTACGAAGGCTGCCGCTCCGACATTCAAGCGTGGGCGGACAAGGTTTGCCCTGGCGGCTTACTATGCGGCCACGATTATGATAATGTTGACTATCCCCAATGGGGCGTCAAACGTGCTGTGGACGAGTATGTCGCGGCAAACGGGCTAAAACTAGACCTCGGTGACAACTTCACATGGTTCGTTAGGACAAAAGGACACTAACATGACATTCCCCTCTCGCGTTCTATCTTCGGGCATTTCCCCGCTTGCCACTCAATCAATTTGCGGTCAAGCGACCACCGGCCTTACCGCCACCGGTTCGTCGGCTACTGACGCTTTGCAGCTTGGTACATCCTGGAGCGTGGTTGCGACTGCGGCGTCCTCAACCGGCGTAAAGCTGCCCCCCGCTGAAAACGGCGTCACCAACATGGTCGCTAACGACGGCGCTTCTACCTTGACCGTTTATCCGGCCACGGGTTCGACCATCGACGGCGCGGCTTCCGTCACCATCGCCACCACGAAGCGCCGCTTCTTCATTGGCACTTCGCCTACGACTTGGATTTCAATTCTCGGAGCATAAGGGACACCCCATGGACTCGGACATCGCCAACGCCGATTCGCAACTATTCGTCGAATTTTATGAGTTCGACAAAGACCCCTACAAGGGTCAGAGCTTTATCCGGATTATGACGCCGGGCGATAAAACCAACATCATCGAAACCTTGGTTCGGGAACACCACAAAGAACGTTTCCCGCGCCAATGGCTCTACTACCAAATGCAGAACAACAAGAACGTTGTTTTTGGGATGCCCCTTGTGGATTGGCACAAAGAGCGGCCCGAAGAAATCAGCGAAGTTCAGCTTGCTGAACTGCAAATTCTAAAGTTTCAGACCGTTGACCAAGTGGCGACGGCTTCGGATACGCAAATTCAGCGCGTCGGGATGGGCGGGACTGCGATGCGGGAACGCGCAAAAGCGTACCTTTCGTCCAAGGGCCTCTCTCAACACGCTGATGAGCTTTCCAAGACGCGGCTGGAGCTTGATGCGCTAAAGCAGCAACTGAGCATCCTGATGACGGAGCGCAAGGTTGAGACCCGTGGGCGACCAAGGAAAGAAGTGATTGATGTCCAGCACGATGCTCCAGTTAGTGCAGCAAGTTACGAATGAACTAGGTGTTCCTACACCTGTCAGCGTATCGGGCAACACTAATCAGGACGTAATTCAAATCCTGGCGTTGATGAACGCCAGCGGTTACGAATTGCTGCGTAAGGCCGATTGGCGCGAGCTAACTCAGCCTAATTCGTTCTTCACTCAATACAAGACGACTACGGGCACCTACGGCACGACCGCCCTTACGATTACCGGCATCCCCTCAACCAGCGGCTTAGATACGACCTACATGGTTGTGGGGAACGGTTTTCCCAACGCAACGTTCATCACCAGCGTGGATTCTGCTACGCAAGTCACGGTGTCCCAATACTCCACCGTGGCCGCAACGGCGGGCACGATCTATTTCCAGAAGGTCAAATACGATCTTCCCAGCGATTACGATTCCATTGTGCCGCGCACCCAATGGGACAAGTCAAAGCATTGGGAAATGCTGGGGCCGGAAAGCGCCCAACAATGGGAATGGTTGCTGTCGGGCTACATCAGCACAGGCCCGCGTATTCGCTGGCGGCTGTACGGCAACTATTTCCAAATCTGGCCCGGCAACTCCACGGCTGAATACCTTGGCTTTGAATACCGCAGCAAGGGCTGGGCTAGGGCGGCTGATGGCAGCATCAAGAACAGCTTTACGCTGGACAGCGATACGTGCATCTACCCTGATCGCGTCATGGTCCTTTCGACCAAGCTAAAATATTTCCAAGCTAAAGGCTTCGATACGACGGCCCTGTACCGCGATTACCTTACCGAGTTTGAAACGTCTGTCGCCCAAGACACGTCTGCGTCAAACCTTTCGTTTGCCCCGCGCCCTGGTAACGTATTGATTGGATACGACAATATTCCTGACAGTGGCTACGGCCAATGAGGCGCAGCAACCTTGTCCAAAGGGCAGCGGCTCAGGTTGAGTCCTTACCGGCTCCCGTGGGCGGCTGGAATGTGCGTGATAGCTTCGCCAACATGGCCCCGACCGACGCGGTAACGCTGACAAACATGTTCCCCACGGTCAGCAATGTGACCTTGCGTGGCGGTTATACCGAATGGTGCACCGGCCTTGATGGCGAGGTGCAAACCCTGATGAATTATGCGGCGGGGACCGCGACAAAGCTCTACGCCATCACATCGACCGGCAAGTTGTACGACGTTACGACGGCGGGCGCTGTCGGGTCTCCCAAGGTCACGGGCCTGACTAACGGCATTTGGGAATACATCAACGTCACGAACACCGCTGGCACAAGCTACCTGTACGCGGTCAACGGTGTCGATAAGCCGATTCTGTGGGACGGCACGACATGGCTGCGGGTCGATGGATCGTCCACTGTTGCCGTTACCGGCGTCACGACCACGACGCTTGCGAACATCTGCCTGTTCAAAAACCGCGTGTGGTTCTTCCAGGCCGATACGCTTGTGGCTTGGTATCTGCCGACCAACGCGGTCGGTGGGGCGGCTCAGAAAGTTGACCTAAGCTCAGTCGCCCGGTTCGGTGGCCACCTTGTCGATCTGGACGCTTGGACAATCGACGCCGGGTATGGTGTTGACGACAACTTGGTTTTTGTCACCAGCATGGGCGAGGTTATTGTCTATAGCGGTACGGACCCGGCCAGCGCGACGACATGGGCGCTCATTGGCGTCTGGAAGCTAGGTTCGCCCATTGGCACCCGCTGTATGCTCAAGTGGGGCGGTGACCTACTGATCCTCACCTACGACGGCCTGATGCCCATGGCGGGGTCATTGCAGTCATCGCGCCTAGACCCCCGCGTAGCCCTGTCTGACAAGATTCAAGGGGCCATTACGGCGGCAACTACGGACTACGGCGGCAACCATGCGGCGGTGGGCTGGCAGGTCGTCTATAACGCCAAGCGCAATGCTGTTTGGATCAACGTTCCCGTGGCGACTGGGCAGCAACAGCAATACGTGATGAACACCATCACAAAGTCATGGTGTCAGTTTACCGGCTGGGCAGCGAGCTGCTGGGAGACGTTTAACGACGATCCTTATTTCGGCGGCACGGGAAAAGTCTATGTCGCCTGGGATGATAGCTATGCCGACAACGGCGCTGTTATCCCCGCCGTGGCTATCCAGGCGTTCAACTACTTCGGTGCCCGCGCGGTCAAAAAGTACTTCACCCGTGCCCGGCCAAGCATCTTTTCCAACGGCTCACCGTCTATTTACGTGGGCATGAATATCGACTTTGATACATCAAACACCACCGCGCCCTTGGCGTTTACGCCCACGACCTCCGGCACCTGGGGTTCGTCAACCTGGGATGTCGGGCTGTGGGGCAATAACAACGTAATCCAGAATACGTGGATTGGGATTACCGGCATCGGCTATTGCGGCGGGCTGCAATTCCAAAGCGCAAGCTCTAGCATTCAAATTGAATGGGCCTCAACCGACGTAGTGTATCAGGCCGGATGGTCTGGAGTATAGAAAATGGCCCGAAAATCGGGTACTGGGTAGCTAATGAACTTAACTCCGGTTTCTTCGCGGAGCGTTCTCAAGCTATCGGACTGGTAAAGAACGGGGAGATTATAGCCGGGATCATCTACGAAAACTGGAACGGGCGGTCGATGGTGGTGCACATCGTCATCAAAGATCGCATAACTCCAGCTTTCATCGGGGCGATATTCGATTACGCATACAATGTGTGCGATATTGATAAAGCAATCGCCCCGGTCAGCAGTGCTAATGCGAAAAGCATTAGAATGGTTGAGAAGATGGGCTTTGCTGAAGAAGCGCGGATTACAGGCGCGGCTCCAGACGGCGACATGATCTTGTACACGTTGACGAAAACAGACTGCCGTTTCTTAGGGAACCGATATGGGCAAAAGTACACCAGCAGCTCCCACACCGCCTGA